TAACGGAGCAAGATCACTAATGGTTTCTATATTAACAACAGAAACCAATCCCCAATCACTAAGCAATTGAATGATACGATTGCGACGTTGAACATCATTCAAAGAAAGATTTGTATTCTTGCCATCAAGAGCAAACAACTCTTTGAAGTGAACGATATAATACTTACCTTGCTTATGTAAAATATGACAAGACTGATAGATCTTTTTTTCTTTACGAGATGCTACTCCAATACGTGTTAGAGTTTCTCTTACTTTAAGGAAGTCATCTGGTTCTCCAAGAACCACTTCGACCATATCAGTTTGTTTCCACTGGATTATAGTTTCATCATTCATGCTTTTCCACCTTTATTCAATACCTTGGTAATATGATCTAACTGATCCTTGGTGAGAATTCTGAGTGCTTGTAGAGCTTTATCGTCATTATAACCATAATACTCTTTAACTACTTCAAGATAATCAATAGAATCTTTTCGTGCCCAAGGAGAGAAACGCTTCCTCGGTTTGACACTATTTAGTAAAAAGTCATATTGCATCTTCTTGTCAAGGTGAGAATTTTTATTCATCTCATTGACGTATAAAATAGTATCAGTGAAAGAAGACAAGCACCTATTAACAATATAAGGAGGATACCCTCGCTCACCATCAGCGTCATCATTTAGGATACTTTTTTTCGATTGGTTAATTGAGTACAGGTAGTCTTTCAATTGATACATTATTAAATCCAGTCAGGTTTGCGGTGTGGTAGTCGTAGGTAGTTGTCAGATACCCATGGTTTAGATGCGATATACATTTTGTATGCTTCGATAGTAGAGATACTATCGTCAAACTTATATTCGTCTGGCATTGCACGAACGAAAGGAGTGTGATCATCCCATGCTACATCAGGAATAATATTATCAGCAGCAAGAAGTGTAGTAAAACATGTATGAACTTTATCATACCGAGCAGTATACTCTTGACATAAAGCAAACCCATGAGCAAGCAACCATCTAGTGTTTGCTACAGTCTCGCTTGCCCAGATAGTGCAAGGATGATTACGAAACGCTCCCTTCTTCGTAGCATAGGGCATACCATCTGCTTTAGGTAGTGTGCCGTAATTATGTCCCCATTTTTTAGAAGAGACTATAGAGAGCATCTGACATGTCTCTAGGGGCATCTTAACGATATGCTTGTCAGGTAGGACAGCAGCAGACCGCCATGGCGATTCATCTGTGACAAAAATATTCATTTAAATACTGCAGTTACACTAACAACTTTAGCGGTAGGGTTTCTAGCGACAGCAGTTTGTCTCGCTTCTTCATAATTACGAGCAACGACCTGTTCCTTAAACACGGTGCCTGCTACGTAGAGGGTGACTTCACATTTCATAGTTGGTTAGGACGAGTTCCTTGCGAGACGCTTGATCTGTATTATAACTCCCCACGCTCCTCATGGTGTAAGTATGTGCAAATTCAGCAGCCGTCCACTCCTTAAAACGATCGCGAATCAGTTGCGATGAGTTGTATGACACAAGTTGATGGGAAATAAAGCGATCACAATCACTAGCAAACAGATCGTGGTCGAATCCTTTATGCATGTTGCCTCGTTTACCATAAAGGTTTGATCCGATCTCATAGGGAGGATCAAGATAAACAAAGGTTGACTTGCTGTCGCTGAATAGTTCTTCGTAAGATAGATTAGTAATCTTCCACTTAGAAATCATTCTTGAATATTCAGGGAGTTTATCAATGCCTCGCATCGAGAAGTTGCTAACTGACGCTTGCTTGGAGAATGAGCTGGACTCAGTGAGACCAGAGAAAGAGCACTTATTAACAATATAAAAACACACAGCAGCAAATAAGTCGGATGTTGAATCATCGTTTAGTTTCTCCTTAGCGTCTAGAAATAAAGTTTTTGCGGATGTTGGTTCTGGATGGGCGTTCTTAGAATCTCTCAACAGATCAGAAAGTTCTTGCCCCTGATCTTGAAGCACTCGCCAGAAGTTGTAGAGTGGTCCATACAAATCGTTCACCCAGATATCTAGGTGTGGATATCGTTTACCAATTTCCAATGCCACAGAACCGCCACCAATAAATGGTTCACGATACTCAGTGTAATCTTTCAGGTTGGGAATATACTGAAAGAGTTTACTCAGAGCACGACTCTTCCCCCCTGGATACCTGAGGGGTGTCTTCAATGACTTCAATGTCTGGGGCATGGTATTTAAGGTATTCACGAAAGATCATTTTCATTTCACGCTCTGTCATTCCACAATGTGCAGCAGCATGGGGAAGGTTCATTGTAGCACGAAACAGTGCTTCGTTTGCTTCCTTTACGTTTTCAGGTGTCGTCTTCTTCATTGACATTTTCAAAATCTTCTATTTGATTTGCAGATACCTCATGCTCTCCAGCAATAAGATACCAGTGGTGTCCTGCACGTTCACCAAGATACATCATCTCATCTTTAGGAAAAGCATTTTCTCGCATTGCTGCCTGGATCTTCAGATGAATCAATTCTTCTTGACTGGGAACTTTCATCGGAACTCACAACTCATCATGATCTCTGTTAGACATGCCAACAGGTTGATCTCTTGATCGGGAACAATAGTAATGTCTTTCATATACTTGGCAATGATAAGAACAGCTTCAGGAATAGAAGCAGGTTTCAATACACCATACAAACTATCATAAACCTTACGCATCACCATACTAGGATCGTTATCCAGATGCTGAACTACCCAGTTCTTTACAGTGGTAAAGTCTTTCTTCTTCAGAGATGTAAGTAGAGAGTCCAGATTAACATCTGCAACATCAACCAGGATAGCAGAAGTAATACTCCCTGTGGCAGCATAACGCTGGCACTCGTTAATAAGACGACGCCAATCAGGATAATACCTCTTGACAAGCTTCGCGAGAACTTTGTCTTCATACTCAACATTCTCATTTGTTAGAATAGTTTTGAGACGAGTAAAGAACTCACCTTGAAGTTGAGTAGACTGCTCGGGTTTGATTCTAAAGTCAACCACCGTACAACGTGAGTGTAACGGTTCAATAATTTTATTGATAAAGTTACAGGTAAAGATGAAACGGCAGTTGCTATGGAACTCCTCCACAGCAGTCCTCAGAGACAGTTGAACATCGTTGGTGGTGTTGTCTGCCTCATCGATGATGACGACCTTGTGGGATGCACCAGACGTGAGAGAGACAGTCGTGGCAAACTGACGGACACGGTTCCTGATAGTGTCTAGGAAACGTCCCTCGTCAGACCCGTTGATGACGATGTAAGAAGCACCAATCTCCTCACACAGTGCCTTAGCAACAGTAGTCTTACCAACGCCTGCTGTGCCTGTCAGCATTAGGTTAGGGAGTTCTCCTTGATCGACAAAACCCTGAAACACTTGTTTGGTGCTAGCAGGAAGGATGCAATCTTCGACAATGTTTGGGCGATACTTTTCAACCCAAAGAAATTCTTTGCTCATTATGTAATTGTAGATTAAACGAAAAGGTTAGTCGCATACTAGCACTAGTTTGTAAATCAACAGAGTGCTTTAGGTATGGTGGAAATAAAATTACATCACCATCAGACAAATTAGGTTGTAAACTGTCAGCAAAGTATTCTTTAAAGTCAGGTCCGTTGTAAGGGAACTGGTGGACTTTGTTATTTAAATCTGGTCTAAAGAATGTAGTTGGTGTAAATCCTTTATTGTAATAGATTCCACACCAGTACGGAGTGGCATACATACAACCAGACAGATGTGTATGCGGTTCTTGTCCTTGGTTATCGTGGTATGAATTATACCAGAAATATCCAAAGTTAAACTTATCAGGTATGCCATGCATATAGAAAAGTTTTTTAATCTGTTCCTTTAGATCACTCATCATATTGTCTCTGACATCTGGAGAGACAAGGGGATCGTTATCTTTTATAGTAGGAAACGTAGAGTTTAATGGAGTTGCCCATCCTCTAGGACGACTATCATTTTTTTCTAAATCAGAAAATTGATAGTCGTTGTGTTTGTTGAACCTAAATGTAAAGATAGGAACATAAAAAACTTTGTGTAACCTCAAGGTTCCAATGCGATATAGTAAGTCAGGTCAGTGTTTACGTTGGTCCACTCTGAAATAAGGTGCTGAGATACTTTGACAGTGTAGTCGCCAGGGAGCAGACGAATGTTTTCAATCTTAAGATCAAGAGAATAGGTGCCAGTAGTAGAACCTGCCACAGTGATATCATAAGTATTACTGGTATCATTCTCTTTGTCCCTGAGGATAAGTTTAATCTCATCATGACCTTCGATTGATTGGAAGGTAAGATCAGGAAGACTGTAGACAGCAGATGCTTTCTGTAGAGCAATCAAATCTTCGCCAGTCAGATTGAACTGAAGATCAGAACCAGGAAACTTTACGTTTTTTTCTGGAGCAGACTTGAGCGTAATCTCTGGGTCAGAAAAGAAATACTTAGCAGACTGACGACCGCCACGGATGCTGACAAAAGTTTCATTGTCAAACTCAAGCTGAGGATCGCTAAACAAAGAGATCCCAGAAAGGAACTGACTAAGATCATAGATAGCGAAGTCAACTGGAAACACTTCCTCGCCAGTAAACTTTGCGAGAATGTTTTCTGCATTAGAAATAGTTCTAACCGTGGATCCTTTTCGGAAGACGATTGAGGAATTGATTGTCGAAAAATTCTTGAGGACATCTAGTGTTTTTCTAGAAAGGATAACTTTACTCATTGAGGATAGGGTTCCGTAGTGTTTGATTTGTCAGAGAAGTGGAGCAGCAACAATGCGTAGTGAAGGATCTTAATGATATCACGACGGGCAGTGCCCTTACGATCGTAGCGTGAAGCATACTTGAGGATGTTGCTACGGCAGAATGCCTCAGCGTCTCCACATGCTTCAATTAGATCTAACGTTTGAATGCTGTCGTTACCAGCAGAATAGTGTTGTCCATAGGTTCCAGAAATGTAATCACTCAGCTCTTTCAACAGAGCATCTTCATTGTATTTTTTCGCCATTCAATTATCCCAAATTAAGCGTAGACTACTATGGTAGCATTCTTGGACGTTGCCGTCAAGGTCTTTGACAAACAATTTTAGACCATCGCCACCCATAATTTTGACAGTCTTGCCGGTGTCAAGCATGGCAAGACAATTCACGTATCCATGAAATTTTTCAGAACGAAATATTGACATCTTTTTCCTCCTCCTCAGTGTTAACGTCAGCATCGATTTTATCATACAATTCAATGAAAGACTGTTTGGTCTCATCATCAAAACGATTTACACAAACTGTGATTGCCTTCATACGATCACCCCAGATAGCATATGCTCGCATGATGTGGACCAGACGACGGGTAGAAATAACCTCATCGATACCACCATCAGCAAATGTCTTACGGATAATGTCAGCCCAGTTAGCAAGATTCTTACAGAAGTCTTCGTCATGCTTACCTACAGATGCAGCAATACGAACAAGAATATTAGTTTCTACCGCAACAGTAGGATACTCCTGCTCGAAGGTTAAAGCAAAACGCTCAAGGAATGCTTCGTTAAGAACGTTAGTGCCAATGAAACGACCATCGTCAGAACCTTTGCCTTTAGTATTAGCAGTAGCGATAACGTTGAAACCAGCAGCAGGTCTCACATAACTACCGGTCTTCTTCAGGAACACACCCTTACCTTCAAGGATGGATTGGAGACAGAGGATTTTGTTAGAAGCAAGGTCAACTTCATCGAGTAGCAAGATTGCTCCACGTTCGAGTGCTTCCACGACAGGTCCGTTATGCCAAACAGTTGACCCATCGACAAGGCGAAAACCACCAATAAGATCGTCTTCATCAGTTTCAATAGTAATGTTTACACGAATCAGTTCACGTCCAAGAGTAGCACATGCTTGCTCTACAGAGAACGTTTTGCCATTACCAGAAAGACCAGTAATGAATGTAGGATAAAAGATCCTAGACTTGATGATCTTCTTTACGTCAGCAAAGTTTCCGAATGGAACAAAGTTATCATCTTTATCAGGAACGAGGTTCTGTTCCTGGTTTTCAGAAACAGGAATACCAGCAGGTGCTTCGTAGGTTTGCTCTAGACGCTCTTGTACTGTCAAGTTCCAAGTGCCACGCTTGACATAGAAATCACGCAGACGCTTGACCGCAGTAGGATAGGTGATACCAAAGTTATTACAAGCAGCACGAACATGCTCGGCATTGATGTCATTGCCGTAGGTATCAGACAGATAAGAAGTAAGTTGTGTGGTGGTAAGGTCGGACTTGGCAGGCATGGTGCGTTTCGTTGATGTAGTTATTATAGGGCAGAGTGGGGCAGAGTCAGGGGCAGAGTGGACGGTTCATCAAGCGACATACTCGATGAAGGAACTCAGGAGTTTCTTATTGGTGGATTTTGAACTAAGCATTTTCTTGAAGGCTTTACTGATTTCACTCTTCTTAGCACCAGAATCTAGTTCTGTCATATCAGAATCATTTTCTCCACCAAGAGCATTATTAGAAATAGCATACAATGCAGTATAACCTTTA